ATAGAGAGCTTATAGGAAGCTTATACGAATCTTGGACGATTGGTATAGAAAGGGTATATAAATAATTGATTAATAGTGTAATACAACAAGGCTAAAAATGTTAAAAACGGGGTTTCGAGACGAAAGAAAGAGGAATAGGTGATAGGCCTCAGGCCATAGGCACTAGGAGGGAGTATGACGGAAAGGAGAATGGATAATTAGAGAATTAGCAAATTAGTAAATTAGTAAATGGGGAAGTGTAATAGAAACCTCCCCCTTCTCACATACTCCGCTCTCGCGGACTTCCTCGGAGAGGGGGAATGTAGGGACGGAAAAGAGAAGAAATGACGAATGACGAATGATGAGGCGAATATGAGGTTGTGGCACGAGACGTAGTATAACTTTGGTAAAGTGTAGGACAAAAAAAATTCGCAAACCAATTCTGATAGGCTAAATAGGTTTGTTGTGATGTTCTAATTGTTCTACACGTTCGGTTAGGAACTGAACGTTGGCTTCTAAATCAGCGATTTTTTGGTACTCAGGGATAGGGTCGAGGAACTCGAAAGAGAGGTGCATTTTACATTCCCATACTTCTTTAATATCTTCAGCCCTAACGGTAATATGTGGGTAGTCGCGATTATCGGATTTGCAATAGAGACTGCCATACTTTCTTATTTTGTTTAAAACCCGTTTTACAATCACTCCGTCGCGCTCTGTAACTACTACGCACACCCTGTTATCTGAGAGCCACTCCCAATTTTCGACGAATTGCCCTACCACGTAACTGCCGTCTTGCAGGGTGGGGAACATAGAGAGTCCGTTTACTTGAAACATTCTGAAAGTGCCGTTTCGCATTTCGGGGAGGTTGTACATAGGGAGTTCCTTTATGTATTCAGGGTCTTCATAACCATTGAGATAGCCGGCTTGAGCGTATATAGGCACTAAGGGTATGGGGTTAAAAAGTTCGTCTTCTTCAACCACTACCACCTTGGGAGTTAAATCTCTTCCTTCTACTTTTAAAGGTTTGATAATTTCTACACGAGGAGTTTCAACAACATCGTTGTTTTTTAACATAGGACCTTCACCTGTGAGCAACCATTCAGCATTTAGTTCGGGGAAGGATTGTAGAATATTTTCTATTTTATCGCTTCCAATAGACTTGTTGTTTTTATACTGAGTAGCAAAAGCACCGTTGGAAAAGCCCACAAGCTCTTCAAACTTTCTAACCGACAATCCCTTGAAATCGATATAATCTTTTACTCTACTAACAATATTTGACATACTGAGAAAAATATTTTATTGGCAATTAATCAGATAGGCAAAGACATAAAAAATTTTCTACAAAAAATTTGGAAGTGTAGAAAATATCCTATATTTTTGCACCGTAAAACAAAATGAATAGAACAGTGAGCAAAAGTACAAAAAATTTATGGATAATCGACCTTACGGCAGTAGAAAAATTATTGTTGAGGGGAGGTTGGTTAAAAAAATGTGTAGGACAAAAGTTGAATAGATGTGCGGTAGAAAAGCCTCCGTAGGGGTGCGGAAATTTCTTTTTTGAAGAAGAATACCTAAGCCACACAAGCAGGTGTGAGCCACATAGGCAAAAGGAAAATCAGCAAATTAGCAGATTTGGAAATTAGAAAAAGAGAGAAGCGTAAGAAATTATATTTTTAATGAAGAGCGCCTAAAAAAGGGTAGAAATTAAAAACAAATTAGTTTCAGAATAAAAAAATCAAGGCTTCCCCTTGTAGAATGGCAATTAAACGTAAGAAGACGTATGAAGTTTAAGGGATTATTAAAAAGAAATCCTGTAAAGTCGGCAAGTTAGTGTTGCTGAGAATGTGACGATTGATTATTAGAATTACAAATTGAATTAATATTAAAAATTAAAAACAATGAGAATACATTTAAATGAAGTCAGTGACTATGAGTATATACAGCGCAAACTCCGCGAGCAAGCGGTTGTGTTGTTAGAAAAAGCCAAAAGTTATCATCAGCCTGTGCGCTATTTGCCCAGAAGAGTTAGTGGGCATAAGGTGAACTGGTGGAGTGAGCTGAAAAAATATGGACGGCTTGTAGTGAATAGGCAATAGGCCTCAGGCATTAGGAAAAGTGATGCAAAAGTGAATAGTAAAGTGAAAAAATAACAAATAACAAAAAAATTACAATGAATAGATTTTTAGAATATACCCAAGCGCTTGCTCTTGATAGTTTTTTGCAGGTGCTTACTTTTGAGGAACGACTACAAACCTCACAATACCGCGCAGGACGTACGGATGAGGTACCTGCTCGCGTGCAAGAACTACAAACGTGGGTGGAACAGAATGGTTGGCGTGCTCCCATCTTTAAATACGACGAAGAGCGACACCTGCTTTGGCTAGACGAGCAAAGGGAGTGGCAACCAGTAAGAAAACACCCGCTTTATAAGGTAAAAGATAAAGCCAGCGAGGGCTCACAGCTGGGTATGTGAGTAAAAGATAAAACAGGCGATGGGCTAAAGGTAGGGTAGGGGGGAGAATTTTAGAATTAGTAATACCAATCAAGGGTTGGATTAACAAATTGATTATGAACCTCTCTCTATTTACATTTAAAATTAACAATTAAAAAACAATACAAAAATGGCAAGAACAAAAAGAATAATCCCTACTGGGGTAACTAAAACACAAATGGAGAATGCTTTTTCTACTTATGCAAAGGCAGAGGCGCGAATGAGTAAAATAAATGCGTTGATAGAGAAGCAAATTGCAACTATACGCAATAAATACACGAATGAATTGGCGACTCTTAAAGAAATAAAAGACACCAATTTTGATGTGTTACAAGCCTATGCATTGGCAAATAAAGACAGTTTATTTGTCAAGAAGAAATCACTCGACAGTTTGCACGGTACCATAGGATTCCGCACAGGTACGCCGAAACTGAAAACGCTAAAAGGTTTTACGTGGAATACGGTAACAAACCTGCTGAAAGAATTTTTGCCTGCTTATGTGCGCATAGCCGAAGAACCAGCTAAAGATAAGCTACTTGCCGAACGCAACAATGAGCAAATAGCTGACTTCTTTCCAAAAATAGGAGTAGTGGTGACTCAAGATGAGACTTTTTTTGTGGAAGTGAATGCTTAGGTAATAGGCCCCAGGTCTCAGGCAATAGGGAGTGAGAAGCAAAGGTGAAAAAAACTTTGGTAGAGTTGAAAAAAGCTCTACCAAAGTTGGTAAGAAGTTTAACATTAAAAAAATGAAACATATGAAATGTGATAATACACAACAGCGCAAAGAGCGCTTGCAAAAACGCAATGAAAAAGTGCGTCAACTTTTTGAAGAACTGAGTGCCAAGCACCCTCAGTGGAAGGTAGATGCTCTTGTAGAGGAGGTGGCGAACATTATGTTTTTATCACCTCGTACTATTGTAGCAATACTTTCTTTTCAGGGCGGTTATGCCGAAAGATAGTCCCCACAAAAGGGAGAACTATTACTCTATCAGCAGTGAGCCCTGAGGGGTAAGAGTTACGTTTTTCACGGGTATACCGTCGTACTCCAATTGCTTTTTTACCTCAATAAGCATTTCGGTATAAAGGTCGTCGGCGAGCATTTGGGCAATACCCACCCCCACTTCGGGGTGCTCTTTCCACTGTCCTTTTTCGGCAGTAAGAATAGCTTTTTGATGTTGAGGCTCAGATAAGCCTACTTGAAAATCACCTTCAGCAAGGTGCAAATCGTTTTTGATTAAGAGTAAATCTTTCATTTTACACATTTGTTATTTGTTGATGGTGCAAAGGTCGTACATATAGATGAGGTAAGGAAAAAGACGTTCAACGCTTGTACCAAATTAGTACAATGGTTGGGGGAAATAAGTACAAGGCTTGTTTGCCGATTTTCAGAACTGAAAAAACCGCCGGAATTTTGCACCGTAAAACAAACGATAGAAGTGCACTTACAATTAAAATAATGTATAACAAAAAAAATTAAAGAAATGGGAAAAAGTAAATCAAACTATGCCATTACAGGGCTTAGTGGTAAAGTAGGGAAAGTGTTTGTATTTCGCCAACGCGGAGGAGAAACTATTGTCGCTACCCCTCCTTCACACACCAAAGCTCCCAGTGCTTCTCAGAAAGCACAACAAGAGAGATTTATACGCGCTTCGGCATATGCCAAAAACGCTTTGCAAGACCCTTCGCTAAAAGAGGATTATACAGCAGAGGCTAAAAAGCGCAGGAATGTATCGGCTTATAATATGGCGATGACTGACTATTTGCGCGCTCCTAAAATTGCCCATATAGACCATTCAGGCTATACAGGTAGTGCCACAGGAGAGAAAATAATGATAGAGGCGGGCGATGCTTTTAAGGTCGTAGCTGTGAAAGTGCGTATTGAAGACCACGATGCTACTCTTGTGGAAGAAGGTAGCGCAACTCTTGTACAGGGCAAATGGGTGTACACCACTACGGTTACTAATCCTTCGCTTACAGGTGATAAAATAATAGTAACCGCTACTGACCGCCCTGGTAACAATTCTAAAAAAGAGGAAAGCCTTTAACGATTGAGAGTTAATAGAGAACAGTTATTTTTAACTATTTTGCCTTTTTATTAGTAGAGTTACAATTAAGGATATAATAAGGGAGGGGTAGGGGGACATTTATTAAATAATTAACAAAAACACATAATTAAAAAATGGGATTACCAAAAGTATTATTTAACATTGCCAAGGATGGTATGAACCGTACAGGCAATAACATTCAAAAAGTTACTGGTCTTATTATTACAGGTAGTGGAGTAGCCAGTAAGGTAGAACTCGGGAAATCGTACCAAGTATTTTCCTTAAACGAAGCCGTAGCATTGGGTATTTCGGAGGCTGAAAACGCTTTTGCTTACAAGCATATTAAAGCATTTTACGACCAAGCTCCTACGGGTACACCTCTGTGGGTAATGCTCGTATCGGACGCTACAACTATGACTGCAATGCTTGACAAAGACGGTGCTTTTGCTCCAACTCTCATAGCTGATGCCAAAGGTGCTATTAGGGTATTGGGTGTGGTGAAAAAAGCAACTGGTAGCGAAACTATTGCTGCCGGCTTAGACACTGATGTACAAACAGCCGTAGTGAAAGCACAAGCTATTGCTGAGCACTTTGAAAAGAAGTATATGCCTTTTAGAGTAGTGGTATCGGGCAACAGCTGGAACGGCAAAGTAGCTGACCTTACTAATTTTTCGGAAAACGAACTCAACAAAGTGGCTTGCTTTATCGGTAATGACGATAAGGAGAAAGAAGCATCAGTAGGTTTGTTCTTAGGTAAAATGAGTGCTATACCCGTACAGCGCAAAATTCACCGCGTGAAGGACGGTAGTGTATTGCCATTGGTGGCTTATTTTACTGACGGAACTACTATTGACAGCAAAGCTGACCAGTGGGACGCCCTAGACGACAAAGGGTATATTTTCTTTCGCACCTTCGTAGGGCGTTCAGGCTACTATTTTTCAGGAGATAATACGCTTACCAAACCTACTGATGATTTTAAGAGTCTTAGTAGCGGATTGGTAATGGACAAGGCGTTACTTCTTGCTTATGGGGCTTTGGTAGAGGAATTAAGCGATGAGGTGTTACTTTCAGAAGAGGGAAGCATTCACCCTGCTATTATCAAGAGTTGGCAAACCAAGTTGGAGAACACTTTGCAAAGCGAAATGGTTTCGAAAGGGGAGCTATCGGCAGTGAACATCAATATCGACCCTGAACAGAAGGTGTTGCAAACAGGTAAAGTGGTAGTAGGATTAAAACTCCTTCCTGTGGGTTATGCTGATTTTATTGAGGTGAATATTGGATTTACCACAAAAAAGGAAGAGAATTAGCAAATTAGTTGTAGCACGACAGGCAGAGAATTAGCAAATTAATAAATTAGTAGATTAATAAATTAGAAAAAAAATGGGAACATTTAGTAGTAAACAGTATGCGTGGAGCGATATTTCGATTGCCTTTGGAGGGCGTATTATTGCCGGGGTGACAGAAGTAGAATACACTGAGAAAAAAGAAAAATCAGCACTTTACGGACGTGGGAGTAAACCTTTGAGTATTGTAAGAGGTAATCACAGTTTTGAGGGGAAGTTGAGCATTTGGCAAAGTGAATTGGAAGCAATGACGCGTGATGCCAAAAACAACGACATTCTGAACCTTAACTTCGACTTGGTTGTTGCTTACGTGCCCTCAGAAGGAGGACAAATAGTGACCGATATTCTCAAGAATGTGGAATTTACCGAAGTGAAAAAGGCAATGAAGCAGGGGGATAAAAATATGGTTGTAGAGCTTCCTATTATCTTCACTGATGTAAAACGCCAATCGTAGGTGTGAACCATAGTCGTAGCACGACAGGCAAGTGTGAGCCACACAAGCGAAAGTGAGCCACACAGGCGGGGAAATTAGAAATTAGCAAATTGATAAAAAATGGACGTAACAAAAGAACAAATCAAACAATGGAAAGCCAAGTACAAAGAAGTATTTGTATTGCGAGTAGATGACAAAGAGGCATACTTGAGAACGCCTGACCGCGCTACCCTGAGTTATGCTTCGACATTGGCAACGAAAGACCCAATGAAGTTTAATGAGGCTATCCTTACCAACTGTTGGTTGGGAGGAGATGAAGAGATTAAGACTGATGATGCACTTTTCCTTTCGGCAAGTAGTAAGCTTGGCGAATTGATACAGATTAAGGAAGCTACCTTGGAAAAGCTTTAAGCAGTGCGGAAATTGACGAGCCTCGGGATTGGTTGCGTATTACCAATGCCTCACTGCGTTACTATATGCACATTGCCAATCCCGATGCCCTCAATGATACTGAGTGGGCTATGCGAGTGAAAGAACTGGAATGGATTCGCCAAAAGGAGAGTGAATCGTATGGAGAATAAAAAAGTAAAGAAAAAAGTTTATAAATGGCAGAAAATCCAAAAAACACGATATCTTCTTTCTTTGATCAGACTAAAAGGTTAAAGGAGGTGGTTAATAACATTATAGACCCTATCTCGTCTTTACAGAAAATATTTAAGCAAGGTTTTACGGCAGACACCCAAAAGATGAGTCTGGCTACTTTTGTGCAAGGTAATATGCAAAAGGCACAAGAAATACATCAGAATCTCACACAATACAGTGGGCAAACGGCTTATGAAGTACCATCGCTTGTGAAGGCTCAAGAGAGTTTGATGGGAGCAGGGTTGGTTCCTGAAGGAGCATTAGGAATGCTCAAACAAATAGGAGATATTGCCTTGGGGGATAGCAAAAAGATAGAAACCTTAGCTACTGCCTTTGCCAAAGTGACCACACAAGGAAAATTGCAAGAAGCTACACTCACACAGATGCAACAGGCAGGATTTAATCCTTTGCAAGTGATAAGTGAGCGGACGGGCGAGACTATGACCTCTCTGCAAGAGCGAATGGACAAAGGAGGAATTTCGGCAAGAGAGTTGGCTGAGGCTTTCCGATGGGCAACTGACGCACAAGGAGATTTTTATCAAGGAGCTGAGAATGTGAACAGCACTCTACAAGGCAGGTTTGCAGTTTTAATGGCTTCGATACAATCTATAGCTGTAAAAGTATATGAGGTTATAAGTCCGTTGCTGATTCCGTTGGTAGCACTTTCTACGATGGTATTTGGAGCTTTGAATGACGGATTGAGTTGGTTTATCCAAAAACTTCAAGAGGGGAACCCCATAATCCTTGGTATTGCAGGAGTGTTAGGAGTATTTATTACAGCTATCATATTGCATAACACTTATATGGCTATTGCTGCGGCGTGGCAGAACCGACTATCGTGGGCAGTAATTAAAACGAACTTAGCTTTTTTAGCTAATCCTATTGTATTGATTATAGCAGGCATCGTGGCACTTATTGCTATCATCACTTATTGTATTGTAGGTGTGAGCGGTTGGGGTAAAGCGTGGGATAACACTGTGCAAGGAATGAAATACTTGTGGGAAGCCTTTATTCTCACCTACAAAGCTCATTGGAATACGGCGGTCAATGCTTTTATGGCAGGTGTAGACCTCTGTAAGTTGGCTTGGTATAAGTTTAAAGAGGCTGTAGGTTTGGGAGATAGTAAAGAGAACCAAGCGATGATAAGCCAAATACAAAACGACTTGCAAGAACGTGCTAAATCGGTAGCAGAAGGCTATAAAAAAGCAGGTGAGGCAGGAGCTAAAGCAAAAGAATATTTTGGTAAAGCGTGGAACTCTTTGGAGTTTAAGAGCCTTTCGA